ATCTTAAAATAATGGAAGCGGATTATGTGTTTACATTAGATGAAGAATTTAATGAGACAATTAAATCACGTGGTCGTGAAGATTTTAGTTATGCTTCATTCAGTCAAGGTGAAAAATCGCGAATTGATATTGCTCTTTTATTTACTTGGCGTGATATTACTGAAAAAGTTTCAGGCGTTAAAATAAACACACTAATTCTTGATGAAGTTTTTGATTCAGCGACCGACGTTGAAGGTGTAAAAGCTATTTCAACTATTTTAGATAGTTTAAAAAATACTAATGTTTTTGTTATTTCGCATAGAGACCATGACCCGCAAGCATACGGTCAGCATCTTCAAATGAAGAAAGTTGGTCGATTTACTGTAATGGTTTAATTTATAAGAGATTATGCTTTAATTTATTAGAGTATAATCTCTATGGAGGAAAAACATGGAATATTCAACTGGACAGCATCTATTAACTATTCCTGAAATAAAACGATATATTCTGAGAAATAATTTTTCTAATGAAGAGCATATAGTTACTGAATCTATGCTTAGGAATGCATTTAAAGCAGAATATACAAAAATAATGTCCAATAGAAATGAAGCTTGGACTGTTACTGATTATTATGACTAAAGGTGTATTATGACTAAAATTACTGTGAATTATACTGTTGATGTAAAAGATATTCAGCCAAAACACGTGCGTTCTGACTCAAATCCGCAAAACCAAAATAAAATTCGTCGCGCATGGGTTTTGTCTCTTTCTGATAACGCAATGGAAGTTATTCAGAACAAAATTAAATCTGCACCTGCTCGTCATGCATATTATGAAGCTATCGATCGTGAAGTAAGTAATAAATGGATTGAACTAATGCGCAAACATACTGCAGAATCCCTAAACGCCGGTGCTAAATTTATTATGACTTCATGCGGTGAACGTTTAGAAGATGAATATTGCGGTAATGCAGATGAACGTCTAATTATTGCTGCTCAAATTGTTGCGGAAACAATTGCGGCTGATTTTAATCGTTAATTGCTTTATTAAATTAGTTATAAAATTAAATCTCATTTGAATTGAAGGAAATTACATGAAACTGTCTAAAGATACTACTGCTCTGCTTAAAAATTTCGCTACTATTAACTCCGGTATTATGCTTAAATCCGGTCAATTTATTATGACTCGCGCAGTTAATGGTACAACTTATGCGGAAGCAAATATTTCTGACGTTATTGATTTTGATGTAGCAATTTACGATTTGAACGGTTTTCTCGGTATTCTGTCTTTAGTTAATGATGATGCAGAAATTTCCCAGTCAGAAGATGGAAATATTAAAATTGCTGATGCCCGCTCAACAATTTTTTGGCCAGCAGCCGATCCGAGTACAGTAGTTGCTCCTAATAAACCAATTCCATTCCCGGTAGCATCTGTTGTTACTGAAATTAAAGCTGAAGACCTTCAACAACTGTTGCGTGTATCTCGTGGTCTGCAAATTGATACAATTGCTATCACGGTAAAAGAAGGTAAAATCGTAATTAACGGTTTTAATAAAGTAGAAGATTCTGCTCTGACCCGTGTTAAATATTCTTTGACTCTTGGTGATTATGATGGTGAAAATACATTTAATTTCATTATCAATATGGCAAATATGAAAATGCAACCAGGAAATTATAAACTTCTGCTTTGGGCAAAAGGTAAACAAGGTGCTGCTAAATTTGAAGGTGAACATGCGAATTATGTAGTAGCTCTTGAAGCTGATTCTACCCACGATTTTTAATAGAGGGCTTCGGCCCTTTATAATTTACACTAAAACTTGAATGAGGAAATTATGATTACCGTAAATGAAAAAGAACACATTCTTGAACATAAATATCGTCCATCTACTATCGATGAATGTATTCTTCCCGCCTTTGATAAAGAAACCTTTAAATCTATTACAAGTAAAGGTAAGATTCCACATATTATTCTTCATTCTCCTTCTCCAGGAACAGGTAAAACAACTGTAGCAAAAGCATTGTGTCATGATGTAAATGCTGATATGATGTTTGTGAATGGATCAGATTGTAAAATTGATTTCGTTCGCGGTCCTTTGACTAATTTTGCCAGCGCCGCTTCATTTGATGGTCGTCAAAAAGTAATCGTTATTGATGAATTTGACCGCTCAGGATTAGCAGAGTCTCAGCGACATCTTCGTTCCTTTATGGAAGCTTATAGTTCAAACTGTAGTATTATTATTACTGCTAATAATATTGATGGTATTATTAAACCACTTCAGTCACGCTGCCGAGTTATTACGTTCGGTCAACCGACCGATGAAGATAAAATTGAAATGATGAAGCAGATGATTCGTCGATTGACTGAAATCTGCAAGCGTGAAGGAATTGCTATAGCTGATATGAAAGTTGTAGCAGCTTTGGTTAAAAAGAATTTTCCTGATTTTCGTAAAACTATTGGCGAGCTCGATAGTTATTCATCTAAAGGTGTTTTGGATGCTGGTATTTTATCACTGGTTACTAACGATCGTGGTGCTATTGATGATGTTCTTGAGTCTCTCAAAAATAAAGATGTTAAACAGCTCAGAGCTTTAGCACCAAAATATGCAGCTGATTATTCGTGGTTCGTAGGTAAACTTGCCGAAGAAATCTATACACGCGTAACTCCGCAAAGTATTATTCGTATGTATGAAATTGTTGGTGAAAATAACCAGTATCATGGAATTGCGGCTAATACTGAATTACATTTAGCATATCTTTTCATTCAATTGGCATGTGAAATGCAGTGGAAGTGATATGAGCTTATTTGAAGATGATATTCAATTAAACGAGCATCAAGTTGCTTGGTATTCAAAAGATTGGACAGCTGTCCAATCCGCTGCTGATTCTTTTAAAGAAAAAGCTGAAAATGAGTTTTTTGAAATAATTGGAGCTATTAATAATAAAACTAAATGCTCTATTGCTCAAAAAGATTATTCAAAATTCATGGTTGAAAATGCATTATCACAATTTCCAGAGTGCATGCCAGCTGTATATGCTATGAATTTAATTGGATCAGGCTTAAGTGATGAAGCCCATTTTAATTATCTAATGGCTGCAGTTCCTCGTGGTAAAAGATATGGTAAATGGGCAAAACTGGTTGAAGATTCTACCGAAGTATTGATTATTAAGTTACTTGCTAAACAGTATCAAGTTAATACAAATGATGCAATTAACTATAAATCAATTCTTACTAAAAATGGAAAACTACCTTTAGTATTAAAAGAACTTAAAGGATTAGTCACGGATGATTTTTTGAAAGAAGTGACTAAGAACGTAAAAGAACAGAAACAACTCAAAAAACTAGCATTGGAATGGTAAAATGATTGAAATTACTATTAAAAAACCTGAAGATTTTCTGAAAGTAAAAGAAACTTTGACTCGTATGGGAATTGCTAATAATAAAGATAAAGTTCTGTATCAGTCCTGTCATATTCTTCAGAAAAAAGGACTATACTATATCGTTCATTTTAAAGAAATGCTTCGTATGGATGGCCGTCAAGTTGAAATGACAGAAGAAGATGAAGTTCGTCGTGATTCGATTGCATGGCTGTTAGAAGATTGGGGACTGATTGAAATCGTTCCTGGACAAAGAACTTTTATGAAAGATTTAACTAATAACTTCCGAGTTATTTCTTTTAAACAAAAACATGAATGGAAACTCGTTCCTAAATATACGATTGGTAATTAAGGTAAATTATATGACACAATCAGAGATTCAGTTTACCGAAGCTTTTCTAATATTCGAAAATCTAAAACAAACATATGGTCTGTCTTCTACCCAACTGGTTTTTGACCTCCCGGAAGATAAACAAATAGAATTCCAAAAAGAATTCCAACGATTAGTTTACCCACGCCAACGCGCATTTCATGCGATTATCAAAACCACAAATAAAGATGGCAAGTCCGTTATATCGCGTTGTACAGTAGAAATTTAAAGCAAAGGGGCTTCGGCCCCTTATTTGGAGTATAATATATCAAGAGCCTAATAACTCGGGCTATAAACTAAGGAATATCTATGAAAGAATTTTATATCTCTATCGAAACAGTTGGAAATAACATTGTTGAACGTTATATTGATGAAAACGGAAAGGAACGTACTCGTGAAGTAGAATATCTTCCGACTATGTTTAGGCATTGTAAGGAAGAGTCAAAATACAAAGACATCTATGGTAAAAACTGCGCTCCTCAAAAATTTCCATCAATGAAAGATGCTCGAGATTGGATGAAACGAATGGAAGACATCGGTCTCGAAGCTCTCGGTATGAACGATTTTAAACTCGCTTATATCAGTGATACATACGGTTCAGAAATTGTTTATGACCGAAAATTTGTTCGTGTAGCTAACTGTGACATTGAGGTTACTGGTGATAAATTTCCTGACCCAATGAAAGCTGAATATGAAATTGATGCTATCACTCATTACGATTCAATTGATGATCGTTTTTATGTTTTCGACCTTTTGAATTCAATGTATGGTTCAGTATCAAAATGGGATGCAAAGTTAGCTGCTAAGCTTGACTGTGAAGGTGGTGATGAAGTTCCTCAAGAAATTCTTGACCGAGTAATTTATATGCCATTCGATAATGAGCGCGATATGCTCATGGAATATATCAATCTTTGGGAACAGAAACGACCTGCTATTTTTACTGGTTGGAATATTGAGGGATTTGACGTTCCGTATATCATGAATCGCGTTAAAATGGTTCTCGGTGAACGCAGTATGAAACGTTTCTCTCCAATCGGTCGAGTAAAATCTAAACTAATTCAAAATATGTACGGTAGCAAAGAAATTTATTCTATTGATGGCGTATCTATTCTTGATTATTTAGATTTGTATAAGAAATTCGCATTTACTAATTTGCCGTCATTCTCTTTG